GCTTAAAGGTCCTGTCTGAGACGATGGGAAAAATGCCGCTTAAATTTTATCAGGAAGATGAGAGCGGAGGAAGAGTTCGGGCACCGACTAACGATGCGGCTGATATGCTGATGCACCGACCGAATCCGTTTATGTCTCCGGCAACCTTTTGGTCAGTGCTGGAGGCAAACTGCGAACATTACGGCAATGCTTATGTATGGATTCAGACAACGTATGTCAAAAAAGGACGGTATGGCGGTGATATTGTAGTAAAAGGGTTCTGGCCGATGCAGTCAGAATGTGTAGATGTTCTGATGGATGATGCCGGAATATTTGGATCAAAGGGCCAGCTGTATTATCACTATACAGACCCTAAGACCGGACAGGACTATGTATACCGTCATGACAGTGTTTTGCATTTTAAAACCTGGCTAACCTGGGACGGAATTATGGGAAAATCGGTGCAGGACATCCTAAAGACTACGGTCGGAAGTGCTGGATATTCTCAGTCCTACTTGAATGAGCTGTACAAAAGCGGCATGACTGCATCTAGTACACTGCAGTACACAGGAGAGCTTGATGATAAGCTCCGGGCAAAGCTGCAGAAAAAATATAATGACCTGCTTACAGGAGTCAAGAATGCGGGAAAAGTGGTGGCAATTCCGGTTGGATTTACACTGCAGCCCTTGACTTATAAGCTGACTGATGCTCAGTATTACGAGATGCGCAAATACACAGCACTCCAGATTGCAGCGGCATTTGGTGTCAAACCGAATCAGATC